TTTTCCATGAGCTGTTGGTTGATATCGTTCCGAGCAACATACCAACAACAAACCCCAAACCGAAAGGGAGGATCAGAATTGGCCACGGGAAATATTTGTCACTCACGGCTTGGCCTCCTTGGCTTTGCGCCAGTTTACGGTTTCCAACAGGTCGTAGGTCTGGGTATTGGCTAGTGCATCCCCCGCATCCTCCAGTTGTTTAACGCGATCCGAAACAACGCTCAAATAATGCCGAGTCGCGGCTAGTTTGCGCTCCAGTCTTCGGCATAGCATACCGAGGTCGCCTACGTTGTGAGCGGTGCTGTCCGAGATGGGGGTATCGCTCACGGCTTGGCCTCCTTTGCTTTGAGCCATTGGTTAATGTTTGCCATGTCGTCGTTGTCTCTGAGTAGCACATCCCCCGCCTCCTCCAGCCGCTTGATGCGCTCGCCCCTGTCATCGTACAGAACAACGTCCGCAACCAGCGCGGCGTGCTTGTTCTTCGCGTCCATTAGCTCCTCCTTCAACTGCTTGATGCGGTCTTTCAAAGCAATGATTTCTTGGCTTTGGACAGCGTTCAAGACGTTGCATTTGACGATGACGGTGTCGCTCACTTGACGCCCTCTCTCGCTTTGAGCATTGCGTCGGCAAATGCATAGGCATCCTGTGCGTATTCCAAAGATGTATGTTGGATTGTTAAATCCATCGCCTGCAACGCAGCCGCCGCGAAGTAGTCGCGCAGGGTCATGCCTGTTGATTTCAGTGGATCATTCAGCGGAAACGCCGGTCCTCCGTCGCTGACCATTTTGTTGATGTCACCAATATGGTTGCTCATTTCGCATCCTTCGCTTTTTGCATCTGAACAAAGTCCAGTCGGTTCTCTTCGTTGATTGCAATGCCCCAGCCGTTGCGACGGCAGGACAGTTCGATTGCGCTGAAGACTTCGTTCATAACTTTGTCGGGCAGATAAATGGACAGTAGTCCTTTGAATGTGAGGCGATACTGCTCTTTGTCTTCTTTGATTGGTTTGACCATAGATACGTTTTTTAATTCTTTGGTTTTAGTTTTGAGCGTTATCTCGGAATGCGCTCCCCTCCGTGATGCGCCTTAGAACGGCTTCGGATCAAGATCGTCGCCATCGACTTCAGCCATCGGAACCTCGCGCATGTTCTTGATGCGGAGCGTCTTCTTCGTCTCGCCGTTGACCATATACTCCTCAAAGCGAGCGGTGATGAGCAACTCCAAGCCGGTCATCGACTTCAAGAACGACGCGTAACTGCCCTTGACGCCAAGGAAATCGTACTCGGTTCCATCAGGCACATTGTGCCTCGTTGCTGCGACCAACTGATTGACGCGAAACCAGACATTCTCCTGATTGATAAAGCGGTCAGTGATGCTCGCACCATCTTCAGTCTTGAACGTCACCTTGCAGACCTCGCGGCCCTTTGCATCGAGCGTTTCCTCGACCTTGGAGACGGTGACGGTGTAGTCACCTTCGGCGTTGATGTAGCTGCCTCCGGCGTCCTTGCGGTTTACTGTGAACATAATTTATTCGGTGGTTAGTTTTCGGATTTATTCAGCACCCACTTAGGGCATGAAAGGGTTTGTGTAGCGGTTGGATAGGCTGGCCAACTGTCCAGTGCGCGGCATTCGTGCAGCGTCGAGATTGCCTTGCTGCGAAGGTTCGCGCCAGCCTGAAGCCATTCGGCATCCAGTTTGTAAATGGCGACGGCGTATGGCGCTTTGCGTTCGACCGCTACGAAGACGAAGCTATGCGCTCCGGTCATTGCCATGTAATGAGCCGCCTGAATGTGATAACCGAATGATCCGACCGTGCGGCTGAAACCTTCAGGCGTTGCGTCGTCGGTCGTCTTTACGTCCACCAAGATCGCAGGCTCAAGAACCCACAAATCGGGACGTGCTTTGAGAGCGATGCCGGTTTCCTCGTCCTGAGCGAACACGCTCGCTTCGATCCTATGCGGCAGATGAATGATGTCCCAAAACGGATGGCGACGGACACTGTTGGCCACTCCTTGTACATCGATGTCTTCAGCGTGCGTTAGGTGGATGCGGCTCTTGTGCTGCTCCTTCCACGCTTTGCCATCCTTCGTACGTCCATCGATGTCCGGCGGAATAACGGCGACGACTTGCGAGTAGAGTTGCGGTTCAAGGACAGCGGTGTGAATCGCCGTACCCATCTGCATGCTCTTTGTAGGCTCCTGACGCTCCTCCAGCGCGGCTCGATAGTGCGCCGGGGACTTGAGGATCTTGGACATCATCGACTTAGAGAGAGCGTCAACGGCGTGATACTTCTCGGCTGGCATCTCGAGGTTGACGTGTTGGTTGAGGATGCTCATTCGGTGGGCGGGTTAGCGAACGCCTTGGCCTTGGAGATGAAGCTGTCAGGATCGGCGACGATCATGTTGGCCACCTTCGTGGATACATCGCGGAAGTTCTGCTCAGCCTTGATGAGGTTCTTGCTGACGAGGAACGCGTTGGCGATATCAGAATGTGGCTCAAGAATCTGCTCCAGTTTCTCGACGAGCGAGAAGGCCGGTTCCGGCGTCACATTGACCGTCTGGCGCGCCGTAGCGGTGATGGTGGGTGTTGGTGAGGTAGCAAAATCAGCAGCCTCCTCCGGGGTATAGACGCCAGCAACAACTTCAGGTGCGAGCATTCGAATAGCCTTAGAGATGCAGCGCGCACGAAGCATAGCTGCCGGATCTTTCTGCCATCCAGAACCAGCCTTTGCGGGGAGCAGTCCTGCGATTTTCGCGTCCTCGGTTGTAAATCCGATTTCACATTCGTTGCCGTCGAATTTCCAAACTCCGATAGCGGCAGTCGAATCGAACTGCTTCCAGATTACCTTGCCGCCGCGAGTCCGATATCCGGCGAGCATCGCGTCTGAGCGCATCGTCAACGAGCCGTTGACCAGATGAAACTCTCGCTTGAAGTCGAACGGAGTCTTGCGAGTGGCTAGGCATTCAAGGGCGATCATGTTGCCTTGCTCGTCCTTCTGACAGTTGAAGACTCCGCTTCGCGCAATCCACGATCCGAGTTCCTTGACCGCTTCAAGCGATGTTCCGATGCGGGAGTAGAACTCGCCGCTGTCATGTTGTGTGGCCACTGCCTGAGTTGGCGTTGGCGCGACTACTGTTAGTGTTTGGTTGCTCATGTTGTATTCTCTTTTTTTGTTTCTTGGACACATCCACCAGATTGAGGCGGATAAAATTATTTGGGTAAATCGGGATACTTGTGGTGCAGATTGTCATGGCAGCGATTGCACAAAAATATGACATTGAACCATTGTGATTTTTCGTAACTGTCGTGATGCGCCTCGGGTTTGCATTCAATTCCACACTGCGAGCAATGGTTGGGCCTTTCCATTTTGCCGGTTCTGATTGCGTTGCAAACCGCCAGCCTCGCACGTTGGCGATCTGGATTTTTCTCGATGGAACGCTTCTTTGCTATCGCGTTTCCTGCTAGGTGCTTAGCGTACTTTATAGGATCAGCCTTGATTTCGATGTAGGTATTTCGGCTGTAGATTCTGCCATAAGCAGCCATTCGAGGTAAAATTTTGATTCTATTCTCTGCGTGATATGCTGCTTGGCAGACCTTGCATCTCCACTGTCTTTTGTCTGATGATTTTCTATCTAATGCAAACAAATCAACCGCCTTCTCTTCAAGGCACTTGTTGCACCGCTTAGTCGCTTGAACCTGTTCAACCTCGGTGTTCATTTCACTTCCTCCTGAGCCTTCGGTTTCCGTGCGAACGGATTTACTTCATCTCGCATCACCTTTGAATCGAGCAGCGCGGCCAAATCTGATTCCGTGAACAGGATGCGACGACCAACTCGACGGTGTTGTGCGCCCTCCCGGCAGAGTCGGCGCAATGTCTCGCTGCATACGTTCAGCATCTCAGCGGCAGTCTTGGTCGTGTAGCACTTCATGGTTCGTTGATTATGCAATCAGGTGATCAGTACAGGTAAAAATCCGAAACCTCGTTGCGCCACCTCGACGCACTCTACGCCTGATTGCAGAAAATCGTGGTGACAAGTTATGGGTTGCATCAGGTCGAGTCAAATCTATTTTGATAATTCTCACTTCCAAGCTGCGGCAACCATCGATTCGATGGTGTTGACAGGTGGCTGATGCTTGGTTTTGCTGGGTTTTTTGCTGGCTGAACCGTCTTGCTCGGAAAGGTTGCGGAACTTGGTGAGGAGGTCGTCGATGGATGAGTCGCCTGAAGGTGCCTCCATCTCCTTCGTGTCGGAATACAAGTCGGCCATCTGCTTGTTCAGCCTCTTGATTTCTTTCAAAGCCTTTCGCAGTTCGCCATCCATTGCGATGACCCGGCGTTCCAGCGCCCGATGCTCAACCAAGATCATGGCGTCCTTGGAGTTCTCATCGGAGGGCAACCAGTCGCAGCCCTTCCACATCCGATGCACTTGATCGAAGACCACCACCTTTGATTTAGGATGCCTCATCGAGTTGAACGCCCGTATCGACCGCCCGATGTCGCACGCCAGATTCTCACCAATGTAGGCCAGAACTTGCGAGCGGTTCGGGTCCGCATCGTGATGCAGGGGCGGCATTAATCGGAACAGGCTCCGGTGCGTCGATCCGTTTTCTAGATAGCTCATACGAACTTTAAATTCACTCTTCGTTTCGATATTGTCAACATCTCCCAAACTAACTTTCATCTAACCCACTTTTGGCTAACAGAAAGTTAGCATGGCTCCCACTACCTCCCCTATTGGGAGTTACTTAACTCCCCATAAATAGGGAGTACAATTCCGCTTTCGCAGACTTGCTTGAACCGCTCCCTGCCGGGGCGGACGCAGTCAGCGGCGGAATTGAAACCCCTCCAAGACCGCTCAATCGCTCGTTCGATATGCTGTTCAATCGCTCAGAAACGCCCCGTAGAGCGATTTTGATTGGCGAATGACGTGTTGATACCGTTGCGCTGTTGGCGACGCGTAGGGGCGAGGGGGAGGATGGGTGGATTTTCATGCTCTTGGATAGGGGATAGAATGGCCGACAAGTTAGATGCGCGGGGCGGATTGGAGAAGTTAGATGGAAATTCGGTGAATGAAGACCGGAGTCCGTTTGCCGACGTATGCGCCAGCTTGATTGAACTCATGGAACTCGACGGCTTCCTCGTAGGTCATCCCTTGGGATTCCAGTTGAGCAATGACTTTGTCGTAGTCGTATGCGACGACCGATTCGCCGCCGAACGACTCGCAGATTCCGATGATGCAGTCATCGAAGCCGTCCATCAGCAGAAGGTCAGGGTCGATTTCGGCTAGTTCGTCGCGAATGCTCATGGCTTCGGCCTTTCAAGCGTGGGATAAATGTCGTAGTCCTCACTGAGTTCGACCGGGACGACACGAATCCGCCCTTGCGTATACTCGCCGGGATTTAGCTCGCGAGCCGCTTTCTCCGCATCCTTGCGCGAGGAGAATTCGACCGTGCGGTAACTGACGACCCGCTCCTTCATGTCGCTCCAGCCAATCGCGCCGCTGAGCTGGACTTTATAGATCGGCTTCGCGAACAGGTTGCGGCTCATAGCGTCTCCAGATCAGGTGTACCGGGGCAGAGCCTGTCCCCTTCCTCGCGCTCGATGATGAGTTCAAGGATCTGATGGCCGTCCTTCGCGATCAGCGAGCAGATATGTTTGTTGTCGTCGTAAATCGAGAGCGGTGTCGCGCCGTTTTCGGCTTCCTCGCCGGTCAGGATTGCGTTGAACAGGTCCACGATGGTCTGGGCGTTGTCGCGGGATTGAATAGTTAGTTTCATTGTTTTCTGCTGTTTTACCGAGCGGTGAAATGATGGTTTTCAGTGAAAATACGGTTCGATTTATCCATTGATTGAAGTTCGCGCATAACCCGTCGGCCATAGGCGCGCGAGGAGGAACGCTTGATGGCTTTTGGCCCACCTTGCCAGATACGGGCGAGCGATTCGTCGCTGAGATGTTTGCCGTAATGGCTTAGGTATGCGTGGGCGATAAAGAGCGCGACGGCGCGGTTGGTGACTTGGGCGTGCGCGTAGGATGTTCCCATGATGCGATTCACATCTCTTACCATAATCGGTTTGATCTGGAGCGCGCCAAGTTCGCCGTGTTTGCCGCGAGCGAGGTCATTTCCGTGTGATTCGATCTGAATCAGGGCCGAAAGAAGCAATGGATGCATGATTTGATGCGCGGATGCGTGATTTTTATGCGATTTGATGCGCGGGGGATGTTTTAACGGTTCAGGACTCGGTTTGCCAATGTCCGACTTCTTTTTGCTTCTGGTTAACGTTGACCAGTCGCGTCGATCCGCATCGACAAGTCTGCTCGACCGTCGTCCATCCATGTGCGCGAGGATTCGGACGATAGGAATCAACCGGACCAGCGAAACAGCGTTGCTTAAATCCTTCTGCTTTGTGGACGTGCTTCACGGTTGTTGTCCTTTCGCCTTCCTGATGACCTCGCGAGCAAAGTCCAAGTCGTCGTCGTCGGCCATCGGATGCGCGAGACGTTCCAGCGCGGAGAGAAGATCGGGGGCGGAGGAGATGAGCGTCGCGTTGGCAAGCGGTTCGTCCATGTGAGGCGCGAAGGCGCTCACGTTGATGAAGGCGAGGGAAAGCGCGCCGTGTGTATGGTTCAGCGATTCGTCGCGGCCATCGATGATCTTAAGAATCGAATGCGTCGGGTCGAATTGATCTTCGTCGAATCGGACAAGCCAAGGTCCGGGAGTATGGGTTTTCATTGGTTAGCCTTTTCATTCTCATCAACCTGTCGTTCGGCAAATTGGTTCCACTCGCGCACGCGCTGGCGAGCCTGCTCAATCGCATATTCCCACTCCTTCTCTTCACGCCACATACCGCGCACTATCTGCGGCCTGATTCCAAGGTCATACAGCCGCACCATTTCGCTCAATATCTCAATCGCAGTCATATGGTCAGGCTTTGACGGTGTACTCAGACGCGAAACGAATGCCTTCCTTGCGGCCTGATTCGGAACCGCCAAGTTCCGATTCCTCGCGTGCGCCGTCGCCTAACTGGCGCGCATAGGCGTTCCAATGCTCGCGTGCGTCGCAATAGGGGATGCCGCAATCGCGGTTCAGGATATGGGCAAACGACGAATAAAAGTCAGCGCGAACGGATTCGACCGCATCTTCCATTTCGATGGCGCGGAGAAGATCCGCATCCATGCGGGATAATTCCATGCGCGGGAGGAGGATTTCGACGGCGAAGTCTGTAGCGTCGGACCATATGCTGCTGTACGCGTTGGTTTTGAGCCATAGGGAGCCGTCGTCGAATAGGTGGTACACGGACGAATCAGGGTTGCCGATACCGCCGCCGGGGCGAATGGATTCGGATAAGTTGTCCGCGAACGGAGGGAGTTCCTCGATTAAGTCCTGCTCTTCAGGCGCGAGCCAAAGGAAATTGTCGTTGAGGCAATGCTGGCGGATATAGGCAAGCGCGGATTGCGGGAGCCGGTCCGCGTGGAACGATAGCAGGATCGTCTCGCGTGCAATGATGCGTTCGAGAATAGGGATTAGCTTTGGATTCATGATTCGGAGTTGATTTAGTAAACCAGGATTTTGATTTACCGCTGCTGCCCACCGTTTTCGATGGACAGGCGCGAGAAATAAAAATTTCCTGGGGTTAAATTTTACTGTCGATTTCTTCGATGGAAACGAATTCCCATTGTTTGATATCTGTCAGCGCAATTCGTGCGTGGATAAGAGGAGCGCAAAATGCCTGTTCGGCTTCCGGCTTCTGGTCGAATGCGGACACAAGGGATTGCAGAGTGCGGATAAGGTTTTCCGTCGCTGATTCGGGATATTTCATTGTATGCTTTCGTTGGTTTGAGGAGGACTTATGGCCTACCCTTTCGCAGCACTCTTTCGAATGATGCGCGGAGGATAGGTCATTCGGCCAGTGCGCGGAGAGCTTTCAGCGTTGGTTTACCTTTACCGCCGATTGCGCGCCATGCTTTGACGGATAGTTCTCCGTCATATTGCCAAGTGGATGCGCCTTCAAGCGTTGCGCGGCAGGACGCCATGAACCGTTCCAATTTTTCGGAATTGGATGCCCACGGGAGCGCGGAAACGGATTTACGGTATTCGGAGAGGAAGGATGATTTATTCATTGGATGCGCGGGGAATGGGTTAGAATTGTTGAATGACCAGTCCGCCGTCGAATTGAACGACTTGCGTGCGATTTTCAAGCCAGTCAAGCGCGGCTTCCTCAGTGTCGTTTTCCTTTCCACTAGCGCCGTAGTCGTGCGCGGCTTTAAGCGCGGAAGGATATTCTGCCCATTCACAGCAAATCCCGATAGGATCGAGCGTGATTTCAGCGTCCGTCCATTGTTCGATATTTTCGAAGTGGTCAAATAAGGCGCGGCGTGCGGGGACGGTGAATTGACTTTCGCGTCCGCATAGGCGGAAGGAATCGACGAATTGATATTCTGAAACGGTGGTTTTCATTGGATTTATTGAATCGGGAATCGGGATGATTCACCGCTACAATCCACTCTTTCGAATGGACTGGCGCGGGGAGTCAAAGCGAACCGTTCGATTCGGCAATGTCACCCCATGAAGCGATTCGATAGTGTCCGTTCATTCGGACAATTGTCGGCGCATAAGTGTCGCCCGTGTTCAGGTACTCAACCCAAGTTCCGTTTCGAGTCTGAAAAGCTTCGATGCCGAAAGTTTCCAGTAATGCGTCAAGGCAATGTAGCCTCACGTCCGAAGTTGACGGCGCATGGTAGCATTCGCGAATTCGCTCGTTTCCAGCGGGGAGCAATTCCAATTCGGATCGACGCATTCGGAATATTGCCTTAGCCGCTTTACCTTTGCCGGGGAAAACGGATTCAATAGACGTAACGGACGGGGAGCGGAAACGGGGAGCGGATTTGATTATGGTCATGGTGATTTGATTTGATTTGATCGGCTTTAATTCGCCGCTATTCCCTTCAGTTGCCCGAAAGGAAGCGCGGGGAATCAAAGCTTGTTCAGGATTGCTTGAATTGATCGGCCAAGTTCAGCGCGGATTTGATCGTCAAATTGGTTGGCTTTGGCGCGGATTTGATCGGCTTCCTTTCGTGCGGAGGCGAGTATTCGGTCAGATTCGGCTTTGGCTTCGCGCAGGATTGCTGCGGATTGCTGCCGCGATTCGGTAAATCCCAAAGCGCGGGATTCAACGCAATCGTCTGCGTCAATCGCAAATTCGATAGCTGGCAATTGATCGGCAAGCCAAAGCGCGGAATAGGAATTCACGCCAAGCAAGGCGACGGTATTTCGGAGGATATGCTTTTCGTCTGATTTGGATAACATGGGATTCGTGATTTGGATTTGGATTTGATTTCCGATTGCTGCCCACCGATTGCCGATGGGCAGAATATCGGGAATCAAACGAGTTCAGCGTACGAATAGAACTCCAAGTCATGGCGGATTGAATCGGCAATTCCAGATTCGAAAGCTTGCCAAAGCGATTCGGAATCCTCCGATTCGTTGAATTCATGGGCGATAAATTCGAACGGTGAAAAGTCACGGGAATTGGTTTCTGCGGCAAAGCAAAGGCATTCGTGATACTCTGCAATATTGTCTGCGGTGACAATCTTGCCTAAGCCGATCCAATCCACGGAGCGGTCTATAGCATCTCCAATTGATGGGACATTGTGACAAGCGATTCCATGGCCGTGATTCCAGCCCATTCGATAGGCGCGCTCCAAAGCGGAATCAGCGGAATAGGCGGAGGGGATAGTTTCGGGATAATTCATGGGATTTGTTTAGTGGTTGGGGGTGAAACCGGCGGATGATTCGAGATAAGCTTGGATGAGGATGAGAGAGATGATTGCAGCTGCAATGACCAGTCGTTTGATTGTGATTCGTTTCATGGGTTCAAAAGTATTCGAACGACAGGCCGATATCGGAAAGCTTAGGCAAACCGGCTTTGGAACGGATCGAATGCGCTTGCTTCAAAAGCTTCTCGACTTGCTTCAAGTCACCGGCTTTCGCTGCGCTTTCCGCTTTGATCAGGACTTGCCGAACGGCTTGCTTTTCTTTCATGGGGACAGACTAGGGGAGAGAGGGGAGAGAGTCAAAGAAAAAAACAAATTAATTTTTAGAAAGGTGCGAAAGGGGCGGATTCATTGGGGAAAATGGGGGAAAAATTTTGAGAGCGGAACGACTGGTGAAGTCAAAAGTCGAATTTTTGAGCGTGGAAGAGCGGAGTTGCAAGCGGTTGCAATCGGAGCTTTGAACCGCCAACCTCTAGGAATGACGGCTAAGGAATGGGAACGGGCGAAAGCTCTCTATGTGTCGGGAAGAGGATGGAAAGCGATTGGAGAGCAATTGAAGCTAAACGTCGATACTCTGAAGAGCAAGGCGAGCAGAGAAGGAGTGACGAAATTGAGGAAGGAGACTGAAGCAATTATCTCTTCAGAGATTTCTGTAAGGACAGAAAAGAGTCTTGAAGCTCTCTCTGCTCTGGTCCGTGGAAAGCTTGCCGAAGACGCGTCTTCGACACTAGAGAGAGTGAGCGGTTATTGTCTCGATGGCATTAAAGACGAAGCAACCAGAGAGCAGATAATTGGGAGCGTAGCCAAGCGATCTGCGCTTGTGTTTGGTTGGTCAGAGCAAGGCGAGAGTGCCAGCGTCTCGATTAATCTGCTCGGCTCGATGCCGGATCGCTTTGCTGAGGTTGTCGTCTCGAAGTGAATATAACACTCATTGTGCAACGGTAGAAAACTTATAATCAGGATAAGTAAATCTAATGGGACAAAAGGATTGTTTTTTCTAGGATTGGTACGAAACTTGCCGGAGGACCTGGCACCCCCTTTGCGGGGTGGCTTCGTTTACGATACCCCCCTCAAAAATTTTCCGTCTTTTTGACCATGTTAAGTAAAATTAAAATTGGTCAAGTTATTTCTCTCAATCAAGCTGAGAGGAAGTTGGCCCACTTTGTGGCTAAGAATCGTTCGGGCAATAATCGTCATTTCAATCTGACGAACTTGAAGATTAGTCCAGAGGACGCTTCGATGGTGGATCTGGAGGGCATCTGCGGCGAGATAGCCTTCTGTAAGCTATTCAATGTCTACCCCGACATCGACACGGATCGTGAGCCTCCGCACCCGCTCTACGACGCGATTATCCCGCCTATTCCGCCGGGCATTCGCATCGATGTGAAGACGACGAAGTACGAGAATGGGAAGCTACTGGTCGATGCGCGCAAAGGCTCGAAGACCGATGGCGTGGATTTCTATGCGCTGATGACCGGGCAGTTTCCCGGCCCGTATACGTTCAGGGGATTTATCGCGAAGGAGCATATCATCCAGCCGCACAGGATCGGAACGATCATCAAGGGATACAAAAGCTACATTGCGGAGCAAAGTGAACTCATCGACGGCATTCCCGATCAAGACTTATTCTGATTGCTAAAGGCGCACCAGTGTGTCTCAGTCCGGCTATCGACCTTAAGCAAGGCGGAGGCTTGGTCAGCCATCGCAAAACTGTCTAAGCGGCAATGACGCTCCGCATCGGTCAGCGCG